CTATATTTCATTGTAAATTGTTTTATTCGAAATTTCAGTTAGGTTTATTGAGTATGAGCTTTTAAAATCTCCTGCCAAATAAAAGATATTGTTTATAGCAGTCCCTTCATTTGAATCTATTATAAGGATAAAGGATTTTGCCCAGGAATCTATTTTTGCTCTTAAATTGAATTTCAAAGCTGGTTCAAAAAGAATCCCAATATTTTTAATAGCAATGTATTTACCGATATCTTTATCGTTTACAATATTGCTACTGATTATTTTCTCAAGAGCATCGCCTGCAATTAATGACAATCTTTTGTTGTCTATATTAGATTCTATTGCTTTGGATAATTCTTGTCCAATATCAATATATGGTACTATTATGGAAGAAAAAGGCATAAATAATAATTTATATCTGGAATCCTTATTTATGTATTTAGTCAAGTTTATCATATTGGAGTCTTTTCTGAACTTATTACTTAATCACTTTGAAGAATTAAGAAGCTCTTTAATATCTACATCTAAGACTTCTGCAATTTGTAATAGAGTTTCCAAACCGGGCTGTGATGTATTAGTACACCATTTGGAAACCGTAGCAGGGTCTTTCCCTAATTGTTGGGCTAACCATTTATTGGTTCGTTTTCTTTCCACAAGAACAACTTTTATTCGGTTTATATCTTTTTCCATAAGGATGTTATTACTCATATGTGCAAAGATAATAAAACAGTTTAAAGATTGGAACCATAAACTAAAAGTATTTGCAATGAAAATTGCGAATTACTTCAATATTGTTCTATAAATAATATATATTTGTATATGCTTCCGACGAGGATATGAAAGAAAATGTCGGTGTGTTAGTAAATTTTAAATTGAAAATTATGAATGAAGGTGCTGAATATGAAAAATTTACCCAGGAAATTTATAATGAAATATTGAAAAATCAATCTGTAAAAAATATAGATGTAAAGCATAATGTAAAATTGGTAGGAAAGTCAGGCCAGAGGCATCAAATAGATGTGTACTGGGAGTATCAATATGATAATACTACATTTAAGATTGCAATAGAATGTAAGAATTATAACCATACAGTATCTATTGGTAAAGTGAGAGACTTTTTTGGTGTCCTTTATGACTTGGAAGAAGTAAAAGGCATTATGGTTACCAAGAAGGGTTATCAAGAGGGGGCAAAGAAGTTTGGTGAGCATTACGGAATTGATTTAATGGAATTAAGAGAACCAGAAGAAGGAGGGGCTATTGTTGCTGAAACCACATTAACTATTGACTGTTCTGTTAGACATAGACTTTTTCTTATTGATGAAGATTGGGCTAAAGAGCATGATTTAAATATCCAATCATATAAGCAACGATTAGATTGGCTCTGTTCCCCCGTTTGTGGTAAATGGATTAATGCTACCCATATCCCTTTAACTACTAAGGAGGATAAGATTAGGAATTCTGAAGGTAAGGTTATTGCAGATATACGAAAATTGGAAGATGGATTGCCGAAAAAATCCAAGCAAGATGATGGTTATGTTTATCCTCTTGAGGATGCTTATGTAAAAACAGAATGGGGAGATATTAAGATTAAAGAAGTGAAATTTGAGTACGAAAATCATACAGAAATAAAACAATTTAAAATTGATGCACAAAATATAACAAAGGCAATACTAAAAAATGCGATTAATAAAGAAGTCCTGTTCGTAGGAAAAACTATTAAGGATTTATTTAAATAATAGGGAAGAAAAAAGGCCCAATGCCTCAAATAAAGAAGCATTGAGTCTTTCTCCGGAATTATGATGAAAATTTGATGAATTATAAATCATTCATTCCCTATTGTTTAACAACAATATTCATCATTTCATCAAATCATCGGAACTTTCTAAGAAATTCTTTTGTAATGGTATAGTAGCGGCCGGTTTTCTTCTCTTCTCGATACGGAGGGCCTGGAGGGTAGTTCTTTATGAAGGTTGAATAAGCAAGAGAATTGTCAGTAGGTGTAAGTCTCCAGTTCCTTTTTAAAATGTTTCGAATCTGATAGGTTTCAACCTTGATATTACTAAGCATTAATAACTGCTGAATGTCATTAATACAGAAAGTCAATTTATCCTGGCTCATGGTATCCATGATATTTATGCAGATTTCAGCGAGATCTATTTCTGTATGATTCCTGCTACAATTGATAATCCTGTCGAGAGCTGGCGTATGTATCTGTTGCGGACTGAACCACATTCTGCTTTCTTTGTCCGTAGTGAGTTGACGGTGTTGAAGAAAGTAAAGGAATGCTGGGATTTCCGTGATTAGTTTTTGAAGAAAACTCGTATCGTCATTTTTGAGAGGATTAATTTTTCGCACCCAATAACGTGTTTCTCCCGGTTCTATAAGAACAGGGGTATCTTCATTATTGGAACCACATGATGAATTTACCAAAAAATTGCACTTCACAGCGGTCTTTACCCTTTGCTTCAATCTTGTATACACTTGCTGTACTTAGATTCTTTAATCGTTCAGAATCCTCTCTGCGGTTAAGCAACACTTCGTCAACTCCAATAAGTAATTTGCCGGCCCAATCAGCATTGAACTGGCTACGAAAGTCTTCGTTAGTGTTAAATGTGACATTATCCTGAAAGATTGCTTTCAGAAAATTCAGGAAAGTACTTTTACCGGTGTTTCTTTCTTGAGAGACCAAAAGTAGAATTGGTAGTTTCTGTACAGGATTGAGATAAAGAAGCTGAAAGTAATCCATACCTAACTCATAATGTTCTCCGAAAATATGATGAATAAGTTCTTGTATATGAGGAAACTTCCCTTTTTGAGGGATATGGGTAATCGGCTCATACAGATTAAGGAACGAGCCAATATTCCTCTTATAATCTACGTGACTTGGAACAGTGCAAAAACCATCGTATTTAGGAACACTTGCTATGAAGTCTTTCCCATGATCATAACGTAAAGTCCCCATACTCCAAGGAACTCTACGCTTGGCAAATGTGCCATTAATAAGAGGCTGAAAAACTATTTTATAGAGTGTGGTACCAACTCTTACGTATTCATCTGTCATTTCAATTTTTCCCATATCTAAAATTCCTCCCATCCTGATTTTGGTTTATGTTTTACTCCTTTTTGTATCTCTTTGTATAGGCTCTCTTTGTCAATCGGTTTTTTCCTGCTTTTTTCCATCCACTCCATAAGTTCGGTACGTTTGAATTTAAGCATTTTCCCAGGTTGATAATAGGGGATTTTATTTGCCTGAACAAGAGCATAAACCGTTGGCTTAGCAAGGCTGAGTATCTCACAAGCCTCGTTAATACCAATCATTTCTTCCTTTGCTGCTGTCTGTCTCTTTAATAACTGCTTCATCTCATTAATAGAAATCGTCAGTTCTTCCACCTTCTCCAATAGAAAAGCTGTGGCTTGAGGTAATTCCTCGAAATTTAATTTCATCTTCATCATTTTAAATTGATTTTCAGCAAAGAAAGATGGTGTATTATTGGTTAACTGGTGGATTATAAGTTAACCAATGGATAGTAATGTTTTTTCTATATTAATCTTTTGAAAAGGGAAGAGACTGTGCAACGAGCGGTGTTCCGATAGGAATAATTTTTATAGTAAACCGGCCTTCATTACAGGTGAGTTTGCTTGAAATGGTCAGTATCTCAGTATCTTCAAGCATGAGCTGAAAACTTTTTTTGATGAAATGTGCTATTTGCATGTTTGAGCATCCTAACCGTTTCCCGATATTTCTAGCTAAATGGTATAAATCTTTTGATGTAACTCCATTCAAACGACGTAATACAGCTGTCTTTATTTCTGTTTTATTGTTTAAGGCCATAATATTTTCTTTCATGACACTCATTTCATTGCTTGTCAGTATATTTTTGAAAGTAGCTTCAAAATAAGACATGACTTCTTTTATTGTATCATCTTTTTCTTTTTTGATACGTTCTCTATCCAATCTTACTTCTTCCTCATGAGAGTACAATATAGAATTATCTGTCTTTTCTTTATCATCATCAATGGTTTTATGAAATAGTTTCATCGATAGTCTACCATTACTTTTCGTATTTCCCTGTATTTTGTTAATCCTTTTACTTCTTTGATCTTGTACTACATCAATAAGATTACATATTGTAGGTACAATATATTTACAGTAAGCTGTTTCAATCATAAATATGATTGTAATAAAAAGTAGGGTAGTGAAGAGTGAGTATAATACAAGGTCCAGACTATGTGGAGAGTTTCCTTTCAATATCAGATATCTGGGAATTGAGGTAATTGAACATATTGCAGTTACATATATTACAGCAAAATGGAATAAATTTAATCTTTTCATAATTAATGATTTTTTGTTATTGATTTTGATGCAAATATATTTTTGAAGTATCAGAAATTAAAGGAAATGATTACAAAATGTCTGGTTTTTAATATAATATAAGTATCATACTTCGTGAAATCGCCAATCATACTTATAAAAAAACGAACAAAGAAAATTTACATTTTTAACCGTATTTTGTATTGTTACATAAATGAAAAAGCCGTTGGAAAACTCCGATTTTCCCAACGGCTATACATATAAAAACTTTTGATCACTATTGCATGTTTATTTCAGATATGCAATTTTATTGCATATTACTTTAGTGATATCTTATCGACAGTTTCTCTTTTCTTTTCACTTACTAATTCAGCATAGATTTGTGTTGTTGCAACATTCTTATGAGTAAGCATTTTTGACACTGTGAAGATGTCTGTACCGGCTGCAATCTGTAGTGTAGCATATGTGTGCCTAAAGCAGTGCACAATTTAAGCAAAAGCAACGGAAAATGAAGATGAGAGAAATGAACTGCAAGTGGTTGAGAATGAGCAATATTTCATAATTCTGCCAATTGGCTGCAAAGCAAAGCCGAGCAGTCTATTGAGTTATTTCAGTTACCAAACCGTTAGCGGTCAGTTACCGAAACCAACACTGCTAACGAGGTGAAAAACAAATAGTTTGTCACCAGTGTTTGTTGCACTGTTCTGCACAACTTTCAATGACGGAGAATGCTTACTGATTGATTATTTTTGCAAACTAAAAAAGTAAGCAGATGAAAGTTGAAAAATTCAAGGTGCTGCTCTACCTTAAAAAGAGCGGATTGGACAAGAACGGTAAGGCTCCCATCATGGGACGCATCACCCTCAACCGAACAATGGCGCAGTTCGGTTGCAAGTTGTCATGTACGCCAAAGTTATGGAATCCACGTGAGAGCAGACTTGACGGCAAGAGCAAGGAGGCTGTGGAAGTGAACGCCAAGATTGACAAGCTGTTGCTGGCAATAAACTCAGCCTACGAGTCACTTGTGGAGCGCAAGACGGATTTTGACGCAAAGGCGATAAAGGATCTGTTTCAATGCAGTGCAGACACTCAGATGACCTTGTTGAAGCAGCTTGACGCCATCATTGCGGACATTGAGTCAAGAATCGGCATCGACTACAAGAAAGGCACGCTGCCAAACTACCAGTACACTCGCCTGACATTGGGATTGTTCGTCAAGAAGCGTTATGGAACTGACGATGTGGCATTCGGTGAGCTTGACGAGCAGTTTATCCGTGAGTACATGGACTTTTGCTTGGACGAGAGAGGTCTTGCACTTGATACAGTCCGCCACTATCTCGCCATCTTGAAGAAGACCTGCCGAATAGCTTTCAAGGCAGGACACTCCGAGCGTTATCATTTCATGCACTTCAAGCTACCTCAAAAGAAAGAGAATCCACCAAAGGCATTGACACGTGAGGACTTCCTGAAAATTCGTGACCTCGAAATACCAGAGCGAAGAAAATCGTTGGCTTTGACCCGTGACCTTTTTCTTTTCGCCTGCTATACAGGCACGGCTTATGCCGATACGGTTTCCATCACGGAAGAAAACCTCTTTCGTGATGAGGAGGGCAGCCTTTGGCTGAAATACCATAGAAAGAAGAACAAGATGCTTGCACGTGTGAAGTTACTGCCAGAGGCGCTTGCCATGTTGGAGAAATACAAAGACCCGACAAGACCTACTCTTTTACCGCCACAGGAATTTCGAGTGCTGAGAGGTAACATGAAAAGTCTCCGAGTACTATCTGGCATAAGTATGGATTTGGTCTATCATGTTGGACGGCACAGTTTCGCATCGCTCGTTACGCTCGAAGAAGGTGTTCCGATAGAGACTATCAGCAGAATGCTTGGTCACAGCAACATTCAGACCACGCAAATCTATGCACGTGTCACCCCGAAAAAGCTATTTGAGGATATGGACAAGTTCATCGAAGCCAACAAAGACTTCAAGTTTGTCCTGTAATATTTTCACAAAATAAGAAAGGAACATAACAATGAGAAGTACATACAAGCAGTTTTATTATATCAACCGTGGCAGAGTAAAGGCAGACGGAACCACATCTATATTTTGCCGTATCACAATTGACGGCAAAGTGTCAGCCATAGCAACAGGTCTTTACTGTGCTCCCGAAGAATGGGACACGAAAAAAGGTGAAGCCAAGAATGCAAGAGTGAACGGACAACTGCAAGCGTTCAGACTAAGAATTGACGAAGCCTACGAGCAGGCAACAAAGGAAAAGGGCATCGTTACCGCCGAGATTCTGAAGAATGTTATTGTTGATGCAAATACTATCCCGATGACATTGCTTGCCACTGGCGAGGAGGAGCGTGAACGCCTTAGGCTGCGCTCCATCCGTATTAACTCAACATCTTCTTATCGCCAATCTAAGACATCGCAGCTAAACTTGCGAGAGTTCATCGGGTTACGAGGAATGAATGACATTACATTTGAAGATTTGACTGAGGAATTTGGCAAATCTTATAAGTTGTTCTTGATTGGCAAAGGGTATAGTGCATCCAATACGAACCATAATCTTTGTTGGCTGCAACGCTTGGTTTATATCGCTGTTGACAGAGGTCTGCTGAAATTCAATCCACTGGAAGATGTCGGATATGAAAAGAAAGGCTCACCAAAGCGTAGACATATATCCAGAAATGACTTGCTGCTCATTATGGAGACTCCTATGGAAGATAAGGCTTTGGAGTTGGCACGAAGAATGTTTGTTTTCTCCAGCCTTACAGGTTTGGCTTATGTCGATTTACGTAACCTGTATCCACACCATATCGGGATGACGGCAGACGGTAGAAAATACATTCGTGAGAAAAGAGCAAAGACCAACAACGAAGCGTTCATTCCCTTGCATCCGATAGCTGAACAAATAATGTCGCTATACAATACAGCGGATGATAGCAAACCTGTTTTCCCTCTTTCTTCACGTGATTCCATGTGGTTTGAATTTCATTCACTCGGTGTGGCTTTGGGTATAAATGAGAATCTTACCGCACACGTTGCAAGACATACATTCGGAGTAAACATGGTTACTTCGGGCATATCAATGGAAAGCATCGCCAAGATGATGGGGCATTCCAACCTGCGAAGCACCCAGGTCTATGCTGTCATCACCGATGACAAGATATCCAAGGACATGGACAAGCTGATGCTGCGCAGAGAAACAAAAGAAACTGACCAGAATAAAAATAAGGAGGACGGGAAATGAACAGAGGAGTTATAACTATCAGCGAGAGCGGAACGGTATCCATGCCGACCTATACTGTATGGATGACCTTGCAGGAGATTGCCGACATGTATAATGTATTCGGCTGCTATGTGCGCAAGGCTGTCAAGGCTATATTCAAGGACGGCATTCTGAAAGAGCAGGGTGTACGCCGTCATGTCAGGAAGAACGACCGCATCAGCTATGATGTGTATAGCCTTGAACTCGTCATTGCGGTAGCCTTCCGTATTGACAGCATTGAGAGCAGAGCCTTTCGGGAGTTCATCATGCAGTCCGTCATCGGCAGACAGACAAGCCGCACTAAACTGGTCTGTATCTTTACAGAGAATGCAATGGCATAGACCTGCCATAAAGCAACGTTCCTTGGAGGCTTTGCGCCTCCAGCCACTTGGGCGAACCACCGCAGTGTTTTCAGGTATTAGATTTTATACAGACCATACGGAGAACACTCGGCAAACACGAACAACTCAGTATAGCCAATAAAACGAGGCGACAACCTATAACAGCCACACTCGGTAAGTTATACGTTGTCGCCTTGTTCATTTCACACACTCATCAAGGACATTCTCCTACACACCTTTCATTCTGTACGCCTCACGATAGTTAGCCATCAGAATCTTCTGAATGTCGGACTCGCGGTAGAGTATCTTTCCGCCAAGCTGGATATACGGGATGACACCGTTGTTTCGGTAGTCCTGCAGGGTTCTTCGGCTCAGTTGCAGCCTGGCACAAAGCTCCTTGTCCGTCATGAAGCGCTCACCGCCAAGCATGGGGCGGTAGTTCATCACGGCACGTTCAAAATTGTCAACCATTCGGTTGAGGTGGTTCACGATGTGGTTCTTCCACTCGCTGTTTCTTGTCATTACTTCATTGCTCATAGTTGTCTCGTTTTATTGTTGATACTTACGTTACTCGGTTTACTTGCTGCATTGGATTAAGTGGCTGTTGTATATTGACAGCCTAACCTGTGCGCTTGCGAAAGCGCATGTCCTTTTTCCTGTCCTCCACTACAGCTACGATAGCCATCACGTCCTCCGGCTTGTAGTAGGTCTTGTGGCTGATTTGCGTATAAGCCAAAGTTCCGTTGTCCCGAAGCGTCTGCACTGTCCGTGGGCAGATGTTGAGCGTCTGACACACGTCCTGCGTGTCGAGCCACTTGTTCATGGTCTTGTCCTCACTGCGCTCACGGATTCTGTCCATGCGCTTCACGAAGTTCTCCAACTGGGCATCAAGATAGTTGAATGCCTCTTCCTCGAATACGATGAATCCCATACTTTTCTTTTTTCTAAGTTAATACTATGTTATATGTCGCAAAGCTCCACGCATATGCTGTGCTCCACGCTTGTGAGTGCAAAGATAAGGCACGGCAATCTAAAAACAAGCGCTTTCAATTTCTGTGGCAGTATGTTGCCGGGGTTTGCCGACTTCAACGCCAAAAACAACAAGAAAAACTTGCACGGCTGCAACGAATGCATGAACAATGATGAGTTGAGAAATACGTTGAAGTTCTCACAACTATCTCGGTATGCAAATAAGCAAGCCACAACTAAATTGCCACGTTACACCCAATCAGTTGCATGGCTGCACTCAGTACACTTACTTTGCACCCGACAATCGGTCAATGGTGCAAACCGTGACCACTATACTAACAAATAAAACAGCATAAGCTATGGCAAGAACAAAAGATGTAGTCTTGGCTCCTGAGCAAAAGGAGCTGATGGAAAAAGAGTATTTGGATTTTGTTAAACCATCTACGTATGGCAACAAAGCCAATCCAAGTAGTTGTAATTCTCTCTATGATGATTATGATGATGTAGAGAACCCAGAGTTGAGAGCAATTGTAGAGAAAGTTGCTGCAACAACTCCCTATAGAGAGGAAACATCAACGAACGAGGCTCAATCGCCACCGAATCCGCAGAAGCGCATCAGTGGCAAGCAGCGCAAGGCAACACTGGAGGAGTATCAGCAGACCTTCCTCCAGGTTCCAAGGATTGACGACCGCAAGCCAGTCTTCGTCAGTTCCGATGTACGAGACCGTCTTGATCGTGTCGTCCGCATCCTCGGAGGGAGACGCATGAGCGTATCGGGCATCATCGAGAACATCGTGCGCCACCACCTAAGCCTTTATGAAGAGGACTTCGAGGCTTGGCGCAAATTGTGAGAATTAAGGTCTGTGACCTTGGACGTGGATAGCTGAAAGGCTGTAGTTCCAACTAACGTGTTCTGAGAGGGAGCGAGGTTATGTTTTGGGAATCCCAAAACGCCTCGCTCCACCATGAGGGCGGAGGAATTTTGCTCCCGACGGTCGCAGAAAGTGAGTGTACCAACTGTAAACAGTATATCGAATGACAAGCATACATGAACAAGACAAAAGAAAGGGCGGAAGACCGCCCACAGGCAGGGTTCGCAAGCTGTCGAAGTCTGTCACGGTGAAGTTCTCGAAGCCAAGCTACGAGGCTTTGAGACTGAGGGCGAGAAAAGCCAACCGCAAGTTGGCGGAGTACATCCGTGAGTCCGCCTTGAACGGCAAGGTGGTCAGCGGACACAACGCAGAGACGATAGCCATCGCCAAGAACCTCATTGGCATGGCGAACAACCTCAACCAACTTACCAAGCTGTCGCATCAGAGAGGTTTCCATGAAACCCATGTATATGTGGTGGACTTGTTGAGAAGATTAAAAGAAATCCTTGGCGAGTATCGCCAAGCAAGTTATAAACCGAAGCCAAGCAGTATGGGCAGAAAGGAGGATACCACATGATAGGCAAGCTAAAGAAAGGTGCATCCTTTGGTGGTTGCGTCCGCTACGTGACAGACAAGGACGAGGCGAAAATCCTTGCATCCGATGGAGTGTTACTCGGCACGAATGCCGAGATAGTACAAAGTTTTGAGCTGCAAAGACAGCTAAATCCAAGGATTAAGAAGCCTGTGGGGCACATAGCTTTGAGCTTCAAGCCCGAGGACAAGCCACGTTTGACGGATGAATTCATGGCTAAGATAGCCCTTGAATACATGCAGATGATGGGGATAAAAGATACTCAATTCATCATCGTAAGGCATCACAACACCGACAATCCACATTGTCATATCGTGTATAACCGCATCAATAACGAGGGCAAGCTCATATCAGACAGGAATGATTATAGGCGTAATGAGCAAGTGACCAAGGCTCTTAAATCCAAGTATGGATTTACCTACGGAACGGACAAGAGCAATACTAATACTCGCAAGTTACGCAATGCTGAGCGAGCCAAATATGAAATTCACAATGCTGTAAAGAGCGCATTGAGAATGGCAGATAGCTGGGACGAGTTCAAAAGTGAACTTGCAAAACGAGGTGTTCACTTAGAGTTTGTCTATAAGGATAAGGAGCGAACCAAGGTTCAAGGCATCCGTTTCTGCAAGGATGGATATAGCTTCAAGGGTACGCAGATTAGCCGAGACTATAGCTTTGGCAAACTGAATGCGAGATTAGAGGGAACGGAGAACCTTTTATCAGCAAGTGCCAACTCTGCTCAGCAATATGAGCAGGGCTGTTGCAAGAATGAGCAGGAGCCATCCATATCGGAGAGCAGCCAGGACCCTTGGGACGATATTTCTTCCATTGGACTTTTTGCTCCAGCCAATGCTCAGACCTTTGAGACATTCCCAGAGGATGAATCAGTCAAGAAGAAAAAGAAGAAACGCAGAAGAGGCTTTAGCCTTTGATGCAAGTTACAAACCATTCAAACAACAAAAGAAATATGAAAGAAGAACTATTGGAAGCCATCTACGGCACAGTTGAGAGATTGGAGCAGAAAGTCGATGAACTTTCTGCCTCACCAAAGAATACAGAGGCGGAAAGCACTCCAGTCTCTGTAAGTGTTGATACAAGCAAACTTGAAAAAGCTATTCTTGCTATGGCTGTAAAAGAAGGGGAAGCTATTGACAAATTGGTAAGATTAAGAGAGGCTATCTGTATCTTTACCGACCTTACCAAGAAAGAAGCAAGCAAAGATGAACAGCGAAGCAAACTCTTGTTTGATACCATTAATCAGGTGAAACAAGAGCTGAATGCCACATCAAAAAATGTGCAGGACAAACTTCACGCAATGGATAACGCACCTCTGAAGAAAGTAGTGACTCATCGCTTCGAGCCAACTTCAAAGTATGTTCTTCTTTTCATTGGAGGCTTGGCTCTATCTCTTGTCATCTCCATTTGGGGCAACCTAGCCCAATGGCGAGAGTATCAAGCTTGGGAGGTAGCAGACTTGAAATATCGGGCATTGAAGATGGTTCTTCCATCTGACGACCCAAATGTTCGATACATCGAAAAGCATTTTTCTGTTTGCCGAGATGAGAAAGTTATAGATGATGTAAGAAATTGTGTTGCTGCCTACGAGGATTCTATTCGCCATCATCATGAAATGGTTGAAATGGCTACTTATAAAGATAGTATAGCCAATAAGCTTTTGCAAGAATCAAATCGCATAATACGTGCTATGAAAAGCTCAAAATAAAGTTTCTGGAAACTAACTAAACTAAATGAGAGGGAAATAAACTTAATACATTCCCCTCTCATTTATTTAGTGTAATTTTGGAATATAATCTTTATCCCTTTATAATAAGGACATTGGGAGGATTGTCCGATTTTGAGGTAACGAATTGCCAACCGTTCTTGTTGCTGCATTCTGCTTTGATATGCTTTCTTGGCATCTCGTCTATGCTACAAAACGTTCTGAAATTTGCTGTGCTTTCACTAACGAGTGCGATTGTAACTGAATCAATATAGCAGAAATACGGTCTATTCTATTCATTTTGCATCTTTAATTTGAATATTTGAATCTTCAATAATAACAGCTTGTTTATTACTTATAGGAATAAGCTGCAACTTCTCATTATATAGTTGAACTATCTTTTCACCTTTTTTCTTGAATGGAAAATTTCCATAATGGGGAATCGTATAAAAATCGACCAAATCTAAAGAAGTACAGTCTTTCAATTCAGGAGCCTTTTCTATTGGATCAAAATTCACACTTCTCATATATTCTGCATCGGGAGAGGCTATTATTGCTCCGGCAGATTCCCCAATATACAGTTTACCCAATTTCACTTGTTTAGATATAATTTTATCAACACCTTTTCTTTTTAACTCTTGCAAAAGGAAAAATGTATTTCCACCTGTTATGTAGATATAATCGCATTTATGTAATATAGAAGATATTTCCTCTTTGGGCAGTTGGGTAATCTCGACTTCTTCAACAATCATTCCTGCTTCTTCTAAAGCCTTTTTCCCCTTTTTTACATAGAATCGTATTGGTTCTGTAAGGCTTGCAGTTGGTATAAAAGCTATAATTTTCCCTTGCAAATCTTCTTTGGCACAATCGACAAATAGATTAGCAACATCAGCAAATGATGAGCATAAAAATAATCTTTTCATATTCTATAATATTAAGTTTAATACTTTTTGATACAAAGATAGCGTCTTCTATGACAGCCCTATGTCAGTAAGTCTAAATATTGAAGAGTTTACGCTACAAAAATAATATTTTATCGTGATAATCCATCCAAATCACTTAAATATCTGCTGTATTCCGTCGTAATTTAGACAAAATAGAAATATAATCTGCAAAAATGGAACTAAGCAATTGATTTCCCAATATGGCAAGATACATATATGCGTTTATGAATATGTTCTTTTTGCCATACTCTTAAAATGACGTTACATGAAAATTACTGTTGGTAACTACTCTTTTACCTTTGCAAAGACTAATCTTAATATTTTGTAAAATCACAGCATAAAATGTTGTTTTTCAGAAATTAGATTTAACTTTGCACTCGAAATCAAAGCGTTCTTTGTATATTGCAAAGTTGTGAAAGAAAAAGAATATAGCTCGTTTCTAAATCGTTAGCAGTCACATTCTTTAAAATACTCAACTCGCTGATATTCAATAAATAAAAGAGTTTACTGTGACTCAAGCAGTGGAATGTTATATGTTTTTGAATACCTGCTTTTTTTATCCATGCTTTAAGAGGATATCCAGTCATGCAACGTCGCAGTTCTTTAAACACTTTACCTGTGCCCGGTTCTCCACAAAGTGCGTATGCTTCATAACTGATAGGTAGTAGGGCTTCTGTCTGTGTCTTTTGCGTACGAAGACGAATACAATGTCCCAGATCGGGAGCTGTGCATAAGTTTTCCCACTTAAGATTCAATATATCACTGATGCGTAATCCGGTAAGACATGAGAAAAGGGATGCATTTCTTAATACAGGTATATCGCATGGAGTTGAAGCCAGAGTCTTTAATTCATCTTGTGTTAAAAACTCTTTATGAATATCCCTACTCTCTATCTTTTCAAGAAAATCATTGGGATTTTCACGTAAATATTTATCTCTATATGCAAGTTTCAAAACTCCTCGGAATAATGAGAAATAACTGGCAGCTGAATTACGGGAAACCATTTTATCTGTATGTTTTAGTTGCCTTGCATGGAGAAGATAGTCTCGGAAGCGGTTACATAGGTCAACAGTGATTTCTCCAAACATACATTTGCCATTGACAAATTTCTCAAAGTGCAGATAAACGATATGCCATTTATGATCTTTTTTACGGCATACTTCTTTGAAATATGCCATAAAATCGGCTCTCATTTTGTGTCTGTCCATAAATCCAAATTCTTCATTGATTACAGCCTCTTGTCGACGGCATCTGATAAGTTCGGCTTTAGCTAGGATTTCATTATTGTAATCTAGCTCAATTGCATTCTTGGGGGTTGCATAAATGTAAAATCCTAAATATTCACGTCTGCTCAGTTTCATTGTTTTAGGATTACGTACAGCAGGGTAGTAGTCCAAGTAAAGAGAGATTCGTCCGTTTCTTATAGGGCGTTGTCTTAATGTTACAGTAGTACATGTTTGTTGTCTCATAAAATATAATGTATTAAAATTTATATTCAGGTTTAATTCTTATTGTGGTGATAGCAAAATAAACAAGTGTATTCCTGGTGATGTGGTTATTTTAAAGTTAACCACAGGATAACCAGTAAATAACATTAAATCGAAGGTGGAGCAAGCAGATCATCGAGCTCTTTGCGTGATATCTTGATATATTTTCCTTCCTGCACTTTACTGATATGATGCCATTTTACATAGTGATACAATTGGTCACGTGTGAGATTGTATTTTTCCATAGCTTCGGCTGTCGTATAATATTCAGGTTCAGCCTTGGCAAGACCTTTGGCGATATCTACATGCTTTTTGGAATAGAATACCTGTCGCTTGATTTTTTTCTTTGGAATAGCAAATCGGGAAACAAAAGAATATATAGCACTTGTTGTCATGCCAAACTTTTCCGTTAGATCTTCTACAGAATACCATTCCGTAATGTTGGAGTCCGGTGCTTTAGATGCAAAATATTTATCAAAATGCTTGGCACTCCAGTATGTTTTTCCTCTCTTGAAAACTTTGGGTATATTTTGTTCTTTCCCTACTTTAAATATCCACGATTCGTTTACTCCATATTTACTTGCAACTTCAGCGGTAGTATAAAAATCAGTAATAGGAGAACGAGGTGACTTTGTATGTTTTTGGTACTGTTTAGGAGTGTCAAAAATTTTTTCTAGGCTGGATCTCCTTATTTTTGTCTTACCTTTGAATTGTACTGCAGGAATAAAACCATTTAATAAATAACGGTATAAAGTAGCTCTACTCATTCCTAATAATTGAGCCGTTTCAGTAGGAGATAAGAATTCTTTTTCTTGAATCCTTATTATCTCAGGTTCATTTTTAGAAGCTAAATTCTCATTAACAGATTGAACTTTTAATTCCCTTTTTTTTGCTTTGTATGCATGATCATTGCATTGCTTGCAACAAAACCTCGTAGAGCATTTGTAGGCAGTAAATTCTTTACCGCACCACTCACATTTCTTCTGAATTCTAATTAAATTTCTCATTCTAATTTCTCTTTTTAGTTCGTTTAAAATGTCTCATTATGTCTCATTGTGTATCAAGACGTCTCATTCTTATACCACCTTGCAAATCGCAAAATACCCAAATCAGCCCATGCGGTACAAAATCGACACAAAAAATGAATGAAAAACCATTAGAAACCATTATTATATGGTATGATGGCAAAAAGAAAAGGCGCTCAAAATGAACGCCTTACTAATTAAATATGATAGATGTTTATGGTTTGTAATACTACCTTATTTCCCTTTAATGCACGTATATATGAATACAGGGATAAAGTAAAGCTATGTTGTATTTTTACTTGAGTGATAAACTGTACTCACATCGTATTCGCTCTAACTCATTTTTTAAATCATTTATATGTAAAATTATTAGATAAACATTTTCTAGATCTGTTATTTCATGTATTTGCGATAGTGAATATAATGGTCTTAAAAACTTTTTCACTTTCATTCGTTCTTTTCTTGCAGAATTAGTGGATTCTTTACACTTGGTTTCTCTCAGTAGTTGAGACGTTAAATCTTCGTCAGACCTATTGCCAAAATTGACAATAGCAATTATCTTAATATAATCTTTTGTGTCTTGAATACTTTTACTTGCCTTTATATGTCGAGATGATTCTAACCGTAATTTTCTAGCATCTTCAAGAATTGCATTGATTTGTGCAGCACCAAATTTTTTGTTGCGGATTAGAGAATTGCATTTGACTTCTACTAATATTTTTACAGGAGAGTCAATTCTTATGTCGAATCCATTTGTGTTTGGCTTTTGTTTATCAATATCATTAAATATCCGTTCTCTATCTTCATTTTTAAATGATAATATATCTGATAACTTTGTTGCAATAGAACGAGTCGATATTAATGTCATTATGTTATTAATATCGGACAGTATTGATTTTAGTTCTATTAATTTATCTAGTGTAAGATTGTTACCAATATCCTCGGTGTTAATAGACTTGATAAACTTTGTGTACTTATCTAATAAATTAATTGTTCTATTGTATGTTTTTGATGTTTCCATAATTTTGTTTCTTTGGGGGGACGAAAATATGTATAAAAGTTCATATATGAAATTTTGTCAGGCTTGTTAGTCGGGATTTCGTATTCTTTTGCAGTCAAAAGAGAAAGTTTTCAGATATGATTCTTTTTCAGAGAGCCTCCGTTGCCGTATTTTTCCGTACTTTTGTAACAACTTGTGCAAAATTTGCACACTTTAAATTATTGGTAATATGAAGATTGAAGAGGCTATACTCTACTGTTTGGCAAGCCAGAATAGGGGAATGCGAACTGAACAGATTGCAGAGATGATAAACCGTCAGCGATTGCTCCATACTACCTTTAGGAGTAGGTAAAAATTAGAAGGCGTGATGCGTCAGCACCTCTAAAAGTCTCATATATCAAGTACGCTTAAATCTGGTTCTTTGCACGAATCTAGTAAATTCACGCCCTTTATCTTTAATTCAGGGTAATTCAGAATTGACATTGGTATTTTCTCTCTTTTGAGATAGGATGTTGGTATTACTGTAGCTGTCAGCATCATTGACTTTACTCGGGGTGTAACTGCTACACCAATGTGTTTCGCAACTTCATTAATATGCTCCGTTACCCAGCGATGACGACGCAAATGTTTAAGAACAAGAGCTCTCTTCTTGTCTCTCTCGGGATTATCACCACGACCAAGATATTCATCCATCTCGGTTTTCATTTCCTTAATATTCTTGGCTGGATTGGTATTCTTACATTCTATCAAGTAGAGTATATCACGTGATGTATCATAAGCCATCACATCAATATCACCATAATCTTTATCTGCCGCAAAATAACCTCCAGATTTGATAGTGACATCATGTTCCCATACTCGCATTATTGGTATCTTTGCCAAAAAAGAGCGTACCTCGTCATTGAACGCAGCCCCTTTTATAGCCTCAAATTTTCCAAGCAAGGTTTCTATCTTCCTTCCCACATAACGTAAGCGACCAGAATAAAGCAAGTCAGATAGCTGAATGCCGGCTTGAATACAGGAGCGGAACCCAAACATGCACATAACTGTGCCATCATCATATTGATAACGAATCACTGGGCGACGCAGATAACTTAATTCCCTATTGTATGACCAAGGGAAGATATCCTTCCGCTAATCCTACTGGCGGAGTGAGGTAGTTTTCCCGTTTATCCAAAGAAAGGCGAATGATACATTTCTTTGCTAAATCTTCAGTTAGTTCTGTACAATGCTCCTGCATAGCCTTGATGAGTTGAGACTCTTCCATCTCAATAACAGACTTCTGCTGCTTCATAGCTATGATGTAACAAAGTTAGCGAGAAAAAATGATATATGGAAAAGTAAGGCAAAGATATTGATAGATAGGTGCTTTTAGGGATTATCATCAGAAGTTCGACGACGGTAAAAGTCATATTCCGGCCATGTTGGTACTTCGCTACGTTACCCATTTGTTACCATGCCCTGTAATGTGTCACGGGGATGTGGAAAAACATAGCAAATCGCTATGGTATAGTGAGTTACTAACAACTCACGCAAGAAAAACCGAACCGGAAATAAATTGCAGTATTTTGCATTTGTTTGCGTACCAGCCAAAGGCTCTTCACCAAGTAATTTTGAAATCAAAAAAGTTCAGAACGATGAAGAGTACATTTTCAGTTATCTTTTACCTCAAAAGGCAGGTAGTGAAAAAAGACGGGACAGTGCCCGTCATGGGTCGTATCACGGTGGACGGAAGCCAGACACAGTTCAGTTGCAAGCTGACCGTCTATCCGAAGTTGTGGGACACCAAAGGCGGGCGTGTCACGGGCAGAAGCACGGCGGCACTCGAAGCGAACCGCCTGCTCGACAAGATGCGTGTGCGAATCAACAGGCACTATCAGGAAATCATGGAGCGTGACAACTACGTCACGGCGGAAAAGGTAAAGAACGCCTTTCTCGGACTGGAACACCGCTACCACACGCTGATGCAGGTGTTCAGCCGGCACAACGAGGACTACGAGAAGCAGGTGGAGGCAGGCATGAAAGCCAAAGGCACGCTTGCCAAGTACAAGACCGTGTACAAGCACCTGCAAGAGTTCCTCAACATCCGCTACCATGTGAAGGACATCGCCCTGAAGGAGCTTACCCCGGCGTTCATCTCCGACTTCGAGATGTTCCTCCGCACGGACAAGCACTGCTGTACCAATACCGTGTGGCTTTACGTATGCCCGCTCCGGACGATGGTGTTCATCGCCATCAACAACGAGTGGCTCACGCACGACCCGTTCCGGGAGTACGAAATCAAGAAAGAGGAAACGACACGCAGTTTCCTGACGAAAGATGAAATCCGCCTGCTGATGGACGGGAAATTGAAGAACGCCAAGCAGGAGCTTTACCGCGACCTCTACCTGTTCTGCGCCTTCACGGGCTTGTCCTTCGCTGACATGCGCAATCTCACGGAGGAGAATATCCGAACCTACTTCGACGACCACGAGTGGATCAACATCAGCCGTCAGAAGACGGGTGTCGTTTCCAACATCCGTCTGCTTGACATCGCCAAGCGGATTATCGACAAGTACCGGGGATTGTGTGAAGACGGCAGGATATTTCCCGTCCCCCACTATATGACCTGTCTGCATGGAATCCGGGCTGTCGCCAAGCGTTGCGGCATCACCAAGCATATCACGTGGCATCAAAGCCGCCACACGGCAGCCACGACGGTGTTCCTATCCAACGGCGTACCCATTGAAACGGTGAGTTCCATGTTAGGGCACAAAAGTATAAAGACCACCCAGATTTATGCGAAGATAACCAAGGAGAAGCTCAACCAAGACATGGAGAGTCTTGCCGCACGGTTGAATACCATTGAAGAATTTTCAGGATGTAACATTTAAAAACAGAAAAACATGAAGCGAGGAATAATTATCATAGAGGACAAGAAGGTCAGCGTAACCGGTAACGAGGTATGGATGACCGCCACCGAAATCGCCGGACTGTTCCGTGCAGGCGTTCCGGCAGTGAACGCCGCCATCAAAGCCGTCCGCAAGTCGGACGTGCTGAACGACTACGAGGTATGCCGTTACATGCGGCTTGAAAACGGTCTGCACGCCGATGTGTACGCCCTTGAAATCATCATCCCCATTGCTTTTCGGCTGAACACCTACTGCACGCACGTGTTCCGAAGGTGGCTGGTGGAGAAGGCTCTTGCCAAAGAAAAGCAGCAGGCATACGTGATGCTCATCCACAAGGCAAACGGGTATTGCTGAAGATACATTGACGATGCCGGCAACACAAAGAGGAAACGGACAGCTCCACAACCGGAGTTGTCCGTATCCTCTTTGTACATACAGTCGCCTTATCTCATCCTTTCAGTGGCTTTCTATAATTTGCTTCCAATACTTCGCGCAGTCCCGATTCCGGATAAAGCACCTTTCCTGCCAACAGGATAAAAGGTAATATCCTGTTGTTGCGGTATTCCTGCAAGGTCCGGCGGCTGACGCGCAACAGTTCCGCCACTTCCTTGTCCGTCAGATACCGCTCCCCATCCAACGGGGGACGGTAACTTTCCAAAAAACCGGAGAGCCATCTGGATTCCTTCTGTATCTTTTGCAGCAATACGGCTACTGATTCACAATCCATCGTGATAACATTGTTGTCTTCGTTCATAATCATATGAATAGAATCAAACGTTTTTTAGAGGCTTGTTTTCATTAAATATGTAGACATGTCACATATTTTACATAATTGAAATCTGTCTTATACAGGCTCTTGGAAAAAGGATTTTTTAACACAAAAATTCATGAGAGTCTGAGTGAAATAATAAGGGCAGATCATTAGTAAAAGCTTGACCGTTCCCTCATAAAGAGTGTAAAGGTGAAAATTTTATATATCGTTTTCATAAGGTGAAATATTTAATGTTACGTAAAAGTAATGCGAAAAGGATGGGAGTTATTGTCATTCACACGGGAACAGCTCCCGTACCTCCTCAAGAATCCTTGCGAAGTTCCTGCCCAGCTCTCCCGGCTCAAGGACCCGAACATCGGGCAGGGGCTCCTCGTTCCTGTCGTCATACATCTCCAGCTTTACCTTGAAGTAGCTGACGTTGGCACGCGTGGCGGAGCCGATAAATTCTCCCGGTTCTAGATCGGCAAAATCCTTTCCCTGGTAGATGTCCTCCTTTTGGGAAGAAACGGTCACGCTGCTGCTGGACGATGCGCCTGATTTTCCGGAACTTCGTGAGCGTCTTTCCTTTTCTTCCTTGCCGAAGAATAAGGGGTAATACTTCAGGGCTTCCACATCTTTCGTCCTTCCCAGGAACATATTTCCGAAATTGGCTTCTACGGAAGAACGGTCCAGTTTCCCGTACAGGTTCTCCAGTTTGGCGCCGGACTGGGTCAGCAATATGAATGCCGCCTTATACTCACGCAGGACTGAAGGCAGCGTCTCGAAGTTCTTGATGTTCACCGTGGTCATCTCATCAAGGAAATAGACGAAGGGAACCCTGTTCTGCATGGAGAACTGCCTGGCGGATATGGTCATGAGCATGCTGATGACCGGGGCATAGACCGAATTCTTGGAAAAGTTGTTGCTGACGGCGAACAGCTTGGGGGTCTCCGGATCGATCAGGTTGAAATCAAAGTCATCCCCTGAAAGGACATAGGCGATCTCCTCGTTCTGAGATATGGTCGCCAGATTGTTGCAGAGCGTGGAGAGATAGGATGCCTGGGTCTTCTCGGAACCTTCCGCCTTCAGATAGGCGCCGGCCAGCATTTCCGACACGAGGTTCTGCTGCAGGAACAGGGAGAGCTGCCTTGCCGAGGCGGTCATGATGAAGGCCAGTATATGCGGCAGTGTGCAATGCTCGGGGAACTCGTCCCAGAACCGGAACGCCACGCCGCGGAGGATGCCCAGACCTCCGGCGACCCATTCGTTCTGCTGTTCCTTCTTGGGAAGCAGCGCGAGCAGCACGTCCTCCATCAGCTGGATCAGTTCCGTGCGGTCCCTCACCACCTTGAGCGGGTTGAACCGGTACGACCGTTCAGGCCTGTCGAAACTGACATAGTAGAACTTGTGCGGATACCTGTGCCTTTTAATGAGATTGTAGGCGGTACGGGTATAGTCCGTATCCTTGAAGTCATAGATGAATCCGGCGAATCCCAGCCGCATGTATTCGCTCAGAAGCCATTTTCCGATACTTTTCGTCTTTCCGGAACCGGCCTCTCCGTAAACCAGGAAGTTGGAGTAGTGGTAATGGAATTCGAGCCGGGACTCCCGGATTCCTGACCTGACCGGCAGCCGGATGGGATCAGCTCCGTTCCCCTTTGCCGGGGTTCTGGACAGGTCCCATATCCGGGAAAGGAAGAGGATTATGAACGAGGCGGCCGCCGGACACAGCATGTATCCGGGGAAGAACAGGTGGGCCAGAAAGGTCTCGCCCGAGAGGCATGCAAGAAATGCGGCCAGGTTGACATACCATCTCCGGCTCAGCATGCAGCAGGCCGTTATCAGTGACAGGACTGCCAGAAGCGACAGCTTGCAATAAAAAATGTAATGTTCCATTGTACTTTTTTAGTTTTTACCACTATTTACTTTACTAATATCATACTTTATAAGTAATCCGGCCCAATTACTGCATTTCCGCCTGGAAGGAGTGTTCCTTTTCCCCGGCCGGAAACAGACACCTGACCGTATATCCGGAAGGGACCCGTACCATGACCAGGGGGCTTTCACATCCCGGCAGCACGGTAGGCCGTCCCCTCAACAGGGAGATCCATCTGGCCGGGGATATCCTTTCCGGTCTCGCGCCGGCTCCACGGATAGCCTCCAGCATCATGGTCATGTCATGGGGGACACCATTCACATACAGGGTGGTCCCTTCTCCGGAAATCCGGATTTCCCGCCTTCCCCATGAGAGGCTTATAGCATTTTTTTCACCGCACTCGTCCATATCTTATTTTTCAGTATCCTGTTTTACATTTCCATTCCCGACTCTCTTGTACTCCCCGGTGACACACCGGATATCCTCATCCCGTATCCGGCCGGTTCCCTTACGGCCATGAGTTTCCTGCCGCCGGGAAGGATGATGCCGCCGTTAAAGACGGCTTTCCAGTCCTCCTGCCCGAGAGAGGCGGGGCTGATCCCCGCTTTTCTCATCCGTTCCAGAAGGGAGGTCACATCCGTTTCGACCCCTTGCCGCCTGAGAACCGCCCGCCCGTATCCGCAGGAGAGTTCAAGGTCTCCTCTTGCCGTCTGTATTACGGTCGGTTCCGCAATTCCGATGAGATTTTTCCGGCTGGCGGCGAGTATGCCCCTCAGTTCCCTTGTGCCGATTTCCAGGCAGAAGCCCAGCTTTCGAAGGAGATTCCGGAAGGCGGTGACAATCCTGTCCCATAAGGATTGGTCCGTACCGTCCTCGGCCATCCGGGCCAGATACTCTTCCGTTGCGACACGTATGTCCGTCCTGTCTGCAGCCGCCATCCGGAGAATCTCATCCCGTACTTTTTCTCCGCATCCGTTGAAGATGTCATCCAGAAAAGCATCCATATGCTTGTGACCTGCAAGCTTTCTGAGGCCGTAATGTGCCACACCCTCATGCAGCAGGGTACGCTCGACGTCCGCTTTCCCCCGGACATGCGGAAGATACAGGCAGACACGTTGCGAGGGGATGTCATACCAGCCCCGGATGTCTTTCCCGCAGGAGAGCAGGCCGCGTATGTCGGGAGAGCCTACCTCGTCGGCATGACGGATCACTTCCACCGGAATGTGCAGTTTCCCGGCCAAAAAAGACACATGACGTGCGAGCTCGTCCATCCGGACGTCCCTTGAAAGGAATATCTGCCCGTTCCGGGCGATATCCTCGGTGGAAACGGCAAGCGTGTTCCGTCTTTGGGCGGAAGTAAAATCCAGCCTGCTTTCCACATTGCGCGCTTCCACCTCCCCTGCAGTGGAACGGTATTCCTGTATGCCGCTTTTAAACCGGCCGATGTCATTCACCAGGTCAAAGATGTTCTCATATCCGTACTTCTCGGCCACGAGGCTGAGGGGATAGTCATAATGTCTCAGTATTGTCCCGTAGGGCACTTTCCGGTCAAGTGCGGCAAATATGCCTTTGGGGGTATTGTCGAAACCGCCGCCCTCCAGAATCCTTCCGTCAGTGGCCCGCACGATGTCCAGGATCACATTCTCCACCGTGTTTTTAAACTCCCCGGGATTGCTTCCCCGCGCAAACCCCTCCATGGTCTGTATTGCGTGCTGTATCTCATGGGCCAGGACAGACCTCACATCATCAGTCCGGGAGATGTTTATCACGATTCTGTTGTCCGGATGGAGATAGCCCCCGCAATAGTCGGCCGACGGCAGGTCCACAAATTCCAGCCGGGTCCGTTTCATTTCAGGATAGGCCTGGAACAGTTCATCGTCCTTCACATAGTCATCAAGATAGATCCGTTCACGCAGCGCGTCCTGTTCCTTCAGTCCGGCTGCCAGCTCCGTCAGTTTCTCAAAACGTTTCCACTCCGCTTCAGAGAGTGTTTCGCCCTCTATCTGCCGGTCAAGAAGATTTTCAAGCTCCCCATGCCAGGACTGTTTTTCCAGCAGTCGTGAATAGCCCAGATCTCCGGCCGGATGGTATTCGAAATCCGCCGTCTCATAACGCCACTTGCTGTCAGCCCCGCGTTCCCAGCCTGTCGCCGCCTTTATTGTTCCGGCATCCTTGCCGGACTTTTCCATTTCGCGGGCGACGGCGAGGTTCTCCAGCCGCAGGGAGGCCCCTTCAGACCGGTCAAGTCTGGAGGCCCCTTTCTCTCCGATGAAGCGGAAGCGTTCATGTGCGGTTATCTTCAGGTCGGCCTCGCTGAAAATGACATAGTTCCGCGCGCCGTCAGCCCGGCCGCCGGTTGAACACTCCGCCGGATAGTCAATCCCGGTAAAACCCGCCCGCGAAAGAAACCCGCTGGCAAGCCGCTGTGAATCGGTATCCCGGTCCGGATTCATGAACATATAGTCCAGAAAGCCGTAGAACTCTTTCCCGCTGTTCCATACATGCGACCTGCCGCTCCAGAACTCCGCCGTGGCTTCCGGAAAGAAGAAACGTTCCTTGCGGAGTTGCAGGAATATCTTTCCCTGCTGCTCCGCGGATACCGGCCTGTCCCAGTACAGATAGTTCATCCCGTTGTCTTCCGGGATTTCCACCGTATAGAGGTGGCGCGGCGGCTCAATGCGTATCCTGCCCGCATCTATGTCGGAAAGCAGCTCCTGCTTCTGTCGCTCGAATGCCTTTCTCCGTCCGCTGTATGCGCTTGCGGTACGCCCGTCCATATACACGGAAGAAATGTTCCGTTTCAAACTGTCCACATCGGTGGAAGAAAGGATCTGGCGTTTCCATATTCTCCATACCTCATCAAAATAATATTCGTTGTCAAGCACCGGGGATAAAGGCTCCCCGTCATAGGTGATGTGGTTTCCTCGCTTTATACCGATGGCCGCATATTTGCGGGCGATTCCTTTCACTTCCGTCACGTATGTCCCCCATCCGTAGGCCTGCGCCCCTTCACCGGTTCCGGTAAAGGCATGGTCGAAATGCCCGAGGGAGGCCGGACTGCCGTGATAGACCTGACGGAAGCGGATGTCGTCATTTGATGTGGAAAACGCGCCCGTGTTTTCATAAGCGTCCTTCAACTGTCCGGGAGACATCACGGCTATGTATTTCACTCCCTCGTCGTAACCGACAAGCCCGTCATAGCCCGCCTCCCTGACTTTGGACAAAAACTCCGGGGTTTCCGTCAGCATCCAGCAGTTTCTTTTGCTTGATGCCAGCTCCAGCGCTTTCTCCGGGGATACCGTACCTCCTTTTCCTCCATAAAAAGACAGGACAGGTATCTCGCTGCCCAATGACTGCAGGATTTTTTTTACGGCCTGCCCGTCTTTCGGGTCAAAAGGGTTTCTTGAATTTACATACAGGTCATACACGTATCCTTCTTCCGTCCATTGTTCATTGCCATATTTGTCATCGGGAATCCTTGAAGCTGCCTCCGGTACATTTTCCCAGTCTCCAAACCAGTTCTTGAATGCTCTGGTGCGCACTTGGACCCACTGCCTCTCATTCAGGGAAGTCGGACTGCCGTTCGGAGCTTTCATGTATATGCCGTCCGCCTTGCCACGTGTGACAAGCTCCAGTTCTTCGTCCGTGACATGTTTATCGGAAGTATGTGTCATTGTTTGCCGGCTTAATATGATACCTTGTTCATAAAGTCATAAAGAGTTTTATCAGCAAAAAACTTGTTTACTTATTTACATTTCCGAAATTTAAAGTAAATAAGTAAACAAGTGATATATGTAGAATGCAAATGTTACTTACATTTCCGCATTGGCCTGCCGGCTTGCCTGGTTTATGGTGCCCGCCGCCTTCAGTGCATATCCCGCGGGTGTTCTGGCAAGCATCAGTGCGCTTCCTTTTCCTGCGGCTCCGGATGCGCCGGAAACAAGGGGCGGCTGTACGGCCTTCCCCTTCATCAGGGAGTGCCATTCCCCGGCTTTCATGTTTTCCACGGCCACCCTTTCCTTGCGTAGTTCTTTGACAATCTTCCCCACATTGCATTCCTTCCTTTCCGGAACGGCTGCCGAGTTGAATTTTTCATAAGCTTTGACAAGCTTCTTCTCCCTGTTTTTCCCGGCAGCCGAGATCTCGCTTTCCCGTTCCGCGGCGTTGTCCGAGTACTGCGCCTCGTAAGTGGCCTGGAAGTACTCCCTGTTTATTTCCCTGATCTCGCTATCCAGTTTCTCCACCGCCTCTTTGACCTGCTTTGCCGAGGGTTTCTTTGCCACGCCCTCCGTCGCTTTCTTTCCGGAGTTTCCGGAGGTTTCGGATGTCCGGGCCGCTGCCGCCTCCTTGCCGGCGGCATTTTCCAGTCTGAGGCCGTACATTTCCATCGCCAGTCTTTTGATCTCTTCTGTAGGCGAACTGATAAACGGTGCCGCATCCCGGTCTGCGTTCAGAACGACAGACTGCACCTTTTCCGTAGGGTTTTCTATATATCGGATATTCATCGGATCGTTTCTGACAGCCGCCAGTTGTACAGCCTCGGACGGGGCGGACACGTATCTGATGTTCTCTCCCTTGGCCTGCACCGCCGCCAGCCGCACGCTTTCCTCAGGCTGCCTGATCTGCCGGAAGATATCCGGACTTCTCTGGACGGCCATATGCTGCACCTTCTCCGTCGGTTCCGCTATATGACGGATGCATTCCGGATTTTTCTGTACGGCTGCCAGCTGTACTTTTTCTGTCGGCTCCCTGATTGCCGAGAGATACCGGGGATCTTTCAGGACGGCCGTCAGCTGTACCTTTTCTGCGGGCTTCTGCAGCAGGAAGATGCATTCCGGTCTCTTCTCGACGGCTTTCAGCTGTACTTTTTCCGTAGGGTTTGGGATGAAGCCGACATAGGAAGGCCTGATGCCTATGACCGTCAGCTGTACCCTCTCACTTGGCGAAGTGATGAAATGGATGTTGTGCGGTGCGTTTCTGACAGCTGTCAGCTGTACCTTTTCCGTCGGTTTCTCAATAAAGCAGATGACACTTCTGTCCCTTCTGACCGCGGCCATCTGGACACGGGCGGAAGGGTTGGCGATCATGCTGATGGCGCGGGGATTGCTCAATACCGCCCTCATGTCCTTGTCGAACAGCGCGGCAAGGTGTTCCAGGATTGTAGGCAT